ATATTCTCTCTATATTGACCGTCCAATAATATTCCTAGTGCTACTAAAATATATTGAATATTTTGTGGATTATATACTCCAGTTATGTAGAGACCAGTTAAAGTTCCATCTGGGTTAAGACCTGGACCTAAAAATGGAGTAGAAGGCGGTATTGGAGGTGCTGGATTTGGAAAATCACCTGCTGTCGAACCTGGTACAACATCTTGAGGCATATAATTATATGGCCAATTTGTGTAATTTGACCATTGATTACGTAAATTTGCATCACTTCTTTGGAAATAAAACATCCAGCTACTAACCATACCAAGTGAATCTAAATTAAGTTTATTTTGACCTGTTATATTATAATAAGGTTTTTCATAAATTTGTTTCATTAAATATTTTTGTTCATTTTTTGCAAACATTTCTGATTCATCATTTGAGAGAAAACAATAAGTACAATTTAAATTTATATCTGAATTCCAATTTGTTCTCGTATCCAAATATGATGCTGGACCTAATACTTCATCGGGAGGAGTTTGTAAAAATCTGTATAATTGCATATAAAATTGATTAAAATTTGGAGCAACGACAGGATAATTATTAGTATAATCCATCACATCACGTATAGTAAAGCATTCATTAACTGGTCTAAATGAGACATTAATTTGAAGTTCATTATATTGAAGAGCAACCAAAGGAAATGCTTGTGTTGTAACTAAATTAAACCAAGCACCAAGAGGTATATATAATGTGCGACCTGTTATAGAAGGTTGAGCTCCTGCTGGACTTGTTGTATAAAAAGCATTAGGATATGCATTTACACGGGCTCCATAATTTGCAGGGTCATTTAATTCTGCTGTTTGTCCAATCATTTCATTGAATAGTGCTAATTTTTGTGCATTAAAGTCTCTTTGTGTTGAAGCTAAAAGATATTGCCCTGAATATTCTTGCAATTTCTGATTTCCACAATTTATTGTAATTCTGCTTATAATTTGTGCGCCAATATTTTCAATCCATTGGAATTCATATGGAGCCCAATCTGTATATCCTGTTGAACTATCAGGGTTTGTATATTCTTGTGGAGGCATAATAGGGCTCCATATACTTGGCAAATTTATTGATATATAGCAATCCATAAGAAGATCGGCATAGCGTTTCACCTTAAACGTAAATACAGATTCAGTTGTTAAGCCCAATATTGGAGAACCCTCGAAATCTAGACGGAAATTTTGTAAACCATAATTGGTGTATTTTTTATATGTTGCCTTCCAAAAACTCTTGCTTGGATTTGAATTAAGTATAACATTTTGTTGCCCTTGGGACACTAGTTGCATAAGACCACCAGCCATAATTAGTATATAATATGTTTTTTTTTTAATTCTTTATTTCATCATAATATAATTTAATTATTTCTAATAATTCTATATTTTCTTCATTTTCAATTCTACTAATTTGTTTTTCAATTTCTTCTTTTAAAATAGGTAAACGAGTATATAACATAGGGTTTACGCATTTTCCATTTTTATGCTTAAATTTATCTGTATTAAAACGAATATAAACAAATTTTCCTCCGTGTAACATAAATAAATCATCATAACGAATTTCTTCATCTTTATCATCATAATTTTTATGTTGATTTTCATCTGTTTCAATACATAATAATGTATTACCGATTAATTTTCTATGGTCTAATCTTCTTCTATGTGTGCAATTGCAATTTCCTGTCCATAAAGGAGTATCGTGTAAAAAACCCTCAAAATTTAAGTTAATATAATCACGAACAGCAATTTCTTTTGTTTTTGAACGCATTTGTAAAGTTAAAGAATCATTTGGAAATAATTGTTGATAACAAGAAGAGCAATGACCTTTATATTTTGGATTTCCTCTTGTTCCTAAACAAAAATTAGATTTACAATTTTTATGACGCACATCAACCATATCGACTAGTTTATGATTTAAACAAAAAATAGGTTTTATTTCATTTTTATAATTATAGAGAGCTGTTGTTAAACAGTTATCATTTTGACATTTTACATTAGTTAAATTTATCATTCCATTTTTTTTATGTTCACTACAATACAATCTTTTTTTATTACCTAGAAAATTACAAGATGGAATTTTATCACAATTTAATTCAATACATTTTAAAACAGTAATATTAAACATATCTTCTTTCTTATGTTCTGAACAATAAATACCTATTTTTTCATTTTCATAATTAAAATTGGGTTGATTAAAACAATTATTTTCTACGCATTTTTTAGCTTTTATGTTAATCATTTCTTCTTTTTTATGTTTATTACAATAAATGGCTGTTATTTCATTTTGATAATTAAAAACTGGTATTGTTTTACAATTTAATTCTTTACACTTGTTAGTTTTAATATTAATCATCCCCTCTAATTTATGTGATGCACAAAATTTAGATTTTTCTTCATCACAATAATTAAATACAGAAGATATTTTACAATTACATTCTTGACATAAACTACTAACTAATTTATATTCTTCCTTATGTTTCTTACATCTTAACGGTTTACCATAAAATTCGCCATAACTAGCTTGGCAACGACAAGTTTCATATTCACACAATTTCGGCATCTTTCTATTATAATAACATATTATATTTAAGCTATTTATCCCCACTTTTAATTTTAAAGATAAATTTATTCCTAAATATTAATCTCAAAACTTTAAACAAAATTATAAAAATAGTATAATATTATATTAGTAAAATGTCAAGCCAACAAACAGATTATTTAAGCGCAATAAAAAATACTAGCGAAAATTTCCAAAGCTATATGATTCTTTCATTTATTTTTATTATTTTGATAATTTTTATTGGATATATGATTTATCTAAGTAAATTAGATAATAGTGAATGCAGTTATATGAATTCATTGTATCCTTCACTTGATGGTAATATAATGCCTATTACAGGAAATGACCCTGATTGTAGCGGTAATTTATATGATTATTACATTAAAACTGCTTATAATGCTTGTAGCGGTGGGTCTTATAAAAATAATTTCGTTGATATTTGTAATCTAAAGGCACTTATAAAGCAAGGTGTTCGTTGTTTAGATTTTGAAGTTTACTCAATTGATAATCAACCGGCAGTTGCTACAAGTACAGTAGAAGATTATTACGTTAAGGAAACATTCAATTCAGTTGATTTTGGAAGCGTTATGGATACAATTAATAATTATGCTTTTGCTGGAGGAAGTTCTCCTAATCCTACTGACCCATTATTAATACATTTAAGAATAAAAAGTAATAACCAAGAGATGTATAGTAATTTAGCAAATGTATTTAAGTCATATGATAATATTATGCTTGGAAAAGATTATAGTTTTGAAAATTCCGGACAAAATTTAGGAGGTGTTCCTTTATTAAACTTTCAAAATAAAGTTATATTAATTGTTGATAAATCAAATAATTCTTTTTTACAAAATCAAGACTTTTTAGAATATGTAAATTTAACAAGTAACTCTGTATTTATGAGAGGATATAATTATTATGATATTAAAAATAACCAAGATACACAAGAATTAACCGAATTTAATAAAAGAGGTATGACAATTGTATTCCCTGATAAAGGAGTATCACCGCCTAATCCAAGTGGTTTTTTATGTCGCGCATATGGTTGTCAAATGATAGCAATGCGTTATCAAACAGTTGATAATTTGTTGATGGAAAATGCATCATTTTTTGATAATTGTGGTTATGCATTTTGCTTAAAACCTGCTAATTTACGTTATGAACCTGTCACAATCCCAAATCCTACTCCTCAAAACCCAGCTTATTCTTATGCTACACGAAATGCTACAACAGATTATTATAGCTTTAATTTTTAAAATAATAAGAAATAAAAAATATACTTAAATACAAAACTTATTTTAATTAAATGGGAAACAGTATTGCTCATAATATTATCGAACCTATCAATTATAATTGTCCAGTTTGTATTGATTCTAGAAAATTGCCAAATATTGCTGGTAGATTTTTTTTAATTAATGAACAGGAATGTCAATGTAATGGTTGTTCTACTATTTTTCCAAAAGAACAATTTTATAAAATAGTGATAAATGATGCTGTAAGCTGCAAATAAATATATTTAAAATATATATAAAGATTAATCATAAATATTTATATATAAAAATGACCGATAAAATTCCATTTGTTATTTCTGAAGCATGTCCTGATTATAAAAGACCATGTGTAATTCAACATTTTGGAACATGTTATAAATCAGAAATTCCAGATTATTTTGTCAATAAAGTTGCAGAATTTATTTTTGAAAGAAGTGACCCTGATGCAGTAAATGATATTGAATGTATTGAAGATTTTTGGAAACAATATTATAGTGAATATTATATTGATAATCCACCGTGGGAAGCAAATGCATTTATTGATAATAAATGGGTAAATATAACGCCAACTAATGAAGAAATTCTTGAAAGAATACAAAAATTAATACTATTTGAAGCAGAAGATGTTGGAAGAGATTGTGATAAACAATCTGAATTATGTTATGAAGAAGAAAAAGTCGAAAATTTGTATCAGTTATCAAATGAAGATAAATTAGTAATAGATAAAATGAAGGAATATTTTGAAAAAGAAGGATTACAAGTTTCGGAATCAGAAGACACCAATCAGCAAGTAATTAGTACTCTCAATAAATTTATTTTAAATACAAATATTGAAAAATTTAATAAAAATAAAGAATTACTAGACAATTTTATAAACACTATGACACGATGTATTGAAAAAGATATTGAAAAAATAACTTGTGGTTTAGAAGTAACTCATAATGAAGAAAATTCACAAAGACTAAAAAAGATTATGGACCTTTATGGAAGTTTATTAGAATATAAAAATAATTATAAATTTTAATATAGTATTCTAAAAAATTTTATTTATTTGCTCGTTAAATAAATAAAAATGCTTATTTTAAATTAAATTTTATTGTCATAATATAAGAATGCCGAAGAATAAAAATATTTGTAAAGATTTGTCATTTGATGATTGTGAATTAGCAATTCTTCGTATGGCTGTTGATAAAGCAGAAGAAAAAATGGGAAGGCGTGTTGTAAATTCAGATGATATAAGAGAAATTATTAAAATTGTTGAAGATTTTATTCGAAGAAAAAACTTAATTTGTTATGGTGGTACAGCTATTAATAATATATTACCATCCGAAGACCAATTTTATAATAAAGATGTAGAAATTCCAGATTATGATTTTTTTACAACGAATGCTTTAAAAGATGCAAAGGAATTAGCGGATATTTATTATAAAGAAGGTTTTGAGGATGTTGAAGCAAAGTCTGGACAACATCATGGAACATATAAGGTTTTTGTAAATTATATTCCTGTTGCTGATATAACAATGATCCCAAAAGGAATTTTTAACTCAATTAAAAAAGATTCTATAAGAGTTGGTGGGATATTATATACACCACCTAATTATTTAAGAATGTCAATGTATTTAGAGTTATCTAGGCCTGCTGGTGATATTAGTAGATGGGAAAAGGTATTGAAGCGTTTATCACTTTTAAATAAAAACTACCCTATAACTGATTTAAATTGTAATCAAGTAGAGTTCCAAAGATCTATGGAAAATAAGACACAAGCAGATGAAATTTATGATAATATAAGAAACACATTAGTTAACCAAGGTGTTGTATTTTTTGGAGGATATGCTATTTCTTTGTATTCAGAATATATGCCAAAGAATCTTAGAAATAAATTAGAAAAGATAGCAGATTTTGATGTCTTATCAAATGAACCAGAAACAACAGCAGAAATTGTAAAAGAACGTTTAAAGGATATAGGTATAAAAAATACAAAAATTGTAAAGAGAGAACCAATTGGCGAAGTAATTCCTTTACATTATGAAATTAAAATAGGCAATGAAACTGTTGCATTTATTTATAAACCAATAGCATGCCATAGTTATAATGTTATAAATATATCTGGACAAAAGGTTAAAATTGCTACAATTGATACAATGTTAAGTTTTTATTTGGCATTTTTATATGCTGACAAGCCTTATTATAATCAATTTTTAGATAGAATTTTATGTATGTCAAAATTTCTTTTTGATGTTCAACAAAAAAACAGATTGGAACAAAAAGATTTGTTAAAACGTTTTAGTATTACTTGTTATGGTCATCAAGAATCTGTCGAAGAAATTCGTTCAAATAAAGCTGAAAAATATAAAGAACTTAAAGAAAAAGGTGACAAAAAAGAATTTGAAGAGTGGTTTTTAAACTATAAACCAGATGATTTTAAAAAGAAAATCTCAAATGATATAAAATATAAAAATGATAAAAAAGAAAATAAACCAAAAACAAAGAAAAGAAAACCAAAATCTAACAAGAGCAAAACATTAGCTATTTATGGAGGCAAAACAAGACGCAAAAATAGATTTTAAGTATTAGAAACACCATCATAACATTCATCTAATTTATCTTGAAACGTAACGTGTTTTTGTTTATTTACATAAAATTTATAAATTAAAAAGGCAATTACAAGAGCTAAAATTGCAATTCCGATATAAATATACATTTTATAATCTACTACTTCGGCTCCTCCATTTAAATCATAATCATTTCCTAATGAAAACCCAGAACTAGTTATATCAATAGAGTCCATTTAAATAAAATAATATAAATGCTAAATAATTTAAACTCATAAACAATAATTATCCAATATTATGATAAAAATATCGCATGTTATTTTTGATAATATTTTAAACAATACTGTTTCTTTAAATTCATCAGAAATTTTATTCTTAATTAAAATCAAAAAATATGTTAAATAAATACAAATTTTTTCTATTAAAAACTTGAAGTAATTAAAACCATAATTTAAAAAATTCCAATCATTAACATAACTACACATAGGTGTATTAGTTTTTTTTATAAAAAAAGAATGTATATCTAACAAACCAGAGAGAACCCTATGAAAATTTGATTTTTCATTTTTAACATTTATTAAATTTCCTATTTTATCATATCCAAATAAGTCTAAATATAATATTTTTTTGTTAGGTTCATTATTAAAAATATATGGATTTATTCCATCGATATATTTATTTTCATAAAGAACATTACCGTCTATTAAAAATGGTATATAGCTTGATTTAATAATTGTATTTATTATTTCATCTACATTTTTGTACCTGGATTTAATAGTTTTTTTCCCCTTTTTGATATTGTTATATGTAATAAAAAATCTATTGTTTACTTTTTTACAAATATCTTTTGGAATATGGTCTTCTAAATGTTTTTTAAGTTCTTTAACTATTTTTAATTTGTATGTTTGCCTAAAATCTTTATTTACTATTTCATATAATTTAGACATAAGTTCTAATCCATCAATGTAATATAAAAAAGCAACTATTGAACCTATACTACATCCTGAAATTCTTTCAATTTTAATATAATTACGTTTTTCCATTTCTTTTAAAAAATATAAAGCTCCTACAAGATAACTTCCATTAAATATACCTCCATCTAATACTAAATCAATTGATTGTGGTTTTTTTACATTTTTAATATCATCTGGTAAATTATCTATTAATTTTACAACATAATCATTTATCATTTAATTATTATTAAAAGTTATTTACTATTTTATATTACAACGAAAAATATAAAAACGAAAAATATAAAAACGAAAAATATAAAAAAGTAGAAAATATTTATTAAATATAGAATGCTAGGTTTATCAAATTGTCAGTTTTATTGTTTATCTTTCAATGACGAAGAGAGAAAAAACAATATGTGTAAACGTTTTGAAAAACTAGGCATAAACTATAATTTTTATGACGGTGTTCAATACAATGACACAAGACTTATAAATAGAAATTTAAGTAAAACATTTTTAAGTGAATGGTCTTGTTGTTATGGACATTTAGATATGATTTATAATTTTTATTATAAATCTGATAAATGTTATGGAATATTTTGTGAGAATGATATTCATATACATAAACAGCTAATTGATATATTGCCAAAAGTATTATCAGATTTTAATATACTTAATTTAGACATTTTACTTTTAGGATATCTTACAAATTTTGTTGTTAATGAAAGCAAAGAAAAATGTGGTTATAGTTTAAAAAAAAAGACATCAAAAAAACCTATTTATACTTATCATAATTACCCAGATAATTTAGTAGGAACTCAAATGTATATATTGAGTAGAAAACATGCTAAGTATTTGCTTGATAAGTATTATAAAAATTATGCAGATGAAAATAATGATTTTATATCTGACATTATAATTACTAAAGATGGAAATAGAGCTTTAATATCTCCAGTTTTAGTAGTTGAAGAAAAAATTAACCAAAATAATAATCATAAAAGATGCCATAAAATACATTACGATGAATATAAATTTATTTAAATTTTTTTATTTTGAATTAATCTTTCAATAAATTCTTTTTCATTTTTATACGAAACAAACATATTTATTAATTCTGCAGGAGAGTAAAAATATTCATTAACCATTTTTAAAATCTCCTTATCTATTTTTTTGCCAAAAAGGTGAAAATACATTTCAGATATTGTATTATGACTTGAATTATTTAACTCATGAGTAATATCAATTCTTCCTGGTCTAATAAGAGCAGAATCTAATTTGTCATAATGATTTGAAGATATAATTAATATTCTTCCTGGTGTCTCTCTAATTCCATCCCATAAATTAAGAATATCATCAAGAGTAATAACTTGATCATTTGTTGAAGAAGGAACTGAGCATGTGCCATTTTCATTTAGTTCACATATACTTTGTAAAACGTCTCCTATATTTACACTTTTATTTATTGTGTTATTTTTTTTGCTTCTCGTATTATGTTTTTTTGTTTCTTTATTTTTCCTGTCTAAAATAATATCTCCAACACAATCAATATCCTCAAATACAATAATTTTTTTTCCAAATGAAACAGAACTATTCTCGTTTTTATTATTATATGTATTTTCAAAGAAAAATTGTTCTAATTGTCTTTTAGTTTTGATTGTTTTAAGAGGCATAACAATTATATGACGATTAGTATAATTCGCTAATGCTTTTATAAACGAGGTTTTTCCTGTTCCTGGAGGGCCATGCAATCCAATACCAAGAGAATACGGAATTCCTTTTTGAATATACCATTCACGATTATTTAAAAAATAATCTATTTTTGATATTATTTCTTTTTTACCATCAAAAAATATATTATTAAAATTTCTATAACTTTCAAAAATATCTTCTCTCCAACAATCAAGTATACATTCATCACCTTCTTTAAATGAAACTCTATCAAGATTATAAATGAACCTTTTATTTCCACGATGTTCTCTTATAGAAGATAAATATTTTTCAGTTATATTATCAATGTAATTTTTTAAATAACTAACAGAATATTTATATGAATAAATATGTATCGTAATTCTATCCGTTTTAGTATTAATTTTTTCTTTATCATCTCTAGACTCCTCTTGTTCAAATTCTGATTTTACAAAAATATCATTATCAATTATAAAATGTTTATTTTGATAAACCATAAAGATATCAACATTTTTTCTTCTTTCATCACAATCATTAGACGATGATTGAAAATTACTATGCGATTCTTTAATTCGAAAAATTGAATCATTTTTATCAATATTGGAAATTATATAATTCCACATAGCTTTAAAACGGTCACTATATAATGAAGATGTTGTATATACCATTGAATAAGCTGATGTTGTAGAACTTCTTTTCCCTTCAATAACAACTGTGTTTTTCTTAAAAAATATACTTTTAATGTCATCAAAAGTTATTTTATACAAAAGTTTGTCAATTCCATAGTTATCATAAATATAATTAACTATGTAACCAATACTACTAATCATAACTGTTGAAATTATTGCATCATAAACGGGATTTCCTGTTTTAAAAAGATTAAAAAGAATCATTCTGTTTATATTTTCATAATTTGAATGTATGTTACTCATAAAATCTCTCATTTTTAAATGTTATATTTATGGTTATAAAACATTTAAGTTATTTTTGATATATTTATAAGTAATTTTCAAGTACAAATTTAATTAAGTTTTAAAAAGCTCCAAAATGATTAGAAACTTTATTAAGAAAATAAAATAATAAACCAAAAATCGCACTTGTGAATAAAAAACCATTTATGTTAAGATTTCCATCATTTGAAAATAAAATAGGAAAATAATTGTAAATAAATTTTCTAAAAAAAGGTAACTGAAATAAAAAGTAAAGAACAGCTAATAGAAGAGGAGTTTGTATTTCATTATACATATCATCTAATGAATTATGTGTTTGATAATTTTTATTATAATCATTAATCATATCACTTGTTTGCTCGTAATTTCTTATGTAATCAATATTATTTTGTGGAGGAGGAACATAATTTGGCTGAACATGTGGATCAGTGCTATGATTAGCAGTTGACATTGGAATATCTCTAGATGGTAATTGAGTTGCTCCAGTTAAACTAGCTTGTTGAAGTCCATTTACAATTTGAGTTATAGTAGTTTGGTCTAAACTTAACCCATTTGCTCCTGCTGTAGGCATTTGAGATTGCATTGATGAATTTTCAGAAGAAGACATTGATATATTATTGCTTATATTTCCACCTCCAACTGGATCAGTTGGTAAATCTAAAATGCTAGTTGATTCGCTCATAAGTATTATAAAGAATGATTGATTATACTAATTACGCAAACATTAATCAAATTCAATTGTTTTTGAATTTGCGCTACATTTGCTTGCCACCGAATTATATTTTACACATTTATCTCCACTTTTATATATTTTATCTTTAATTTGGTCTAAAGGAGGAGCATGAAATATTAGACAGTCTTTATTTTTACATATAGTTCTAAATAAAGAAGCTAAACCAAAACCTAATAATATCGACATTATTATTCTTCCAGTTTCAGTATGAACAAATTTTCCAAGATACATTCCCATTATATATTAGATGAGTTATTTTTTTAATAAAAAATAATATACTATGCTATTGTAAGTATAAATTTGTAAAATAATTTATATAAATTAATATTACTTATTTATGATTGTATTGGTATAGTAGATATATCTGATTCATCTTTTGGACAGTCTACAAACTCTTCTTCAAAATAAAAACAATTATCTGCCTTATCTTTAAATAAAAACTTTCCAACACTTTCTGGACTAGGATAAATATAAATAGTTTTCATTTCTGGCCCTAATATATATACAAAAAATAGACCTATTGCAAAACTTATTAAAAAAACTGGAATTGAAATATAAGTTAATATCATATATAATTTATAAATAATTTAATTTAAAAAAAACCTTTATTAAAACCTACTTCTTTTGAAACAAGGTCATTCATAGAATTTATTAATATATTATAATTCTTAACTCCATCTTTAACTGAGTAAAATGTCATATAAGTTTGCTTCATAGAGGGTGACAATTTTTTAAATTCATCATTATAAATTTTTACACCAAAATCTACTTCTCCATTTGGCAAAATATTTGGAGGAATTTTTAAATCAGGTGGAGGTGTAAATTGATAACCATTTTGTCTATCTTTTGTATTTAAATAATTTAACATAAACTCTTTCATCCATTCACGATTAGTCATTAAAACATTTTTTAATTTAATAGGCATTTTAATCCAAAGACTTTGATACTTTGGATTTTTCCATTCAATTCCACCATTTACATAAATTGGTTCATCAAGAGGAATTTCAGTTGGTTCTTCAGGAATAATTTTTTTTTCTGATTCAGATGATTCTGATGATTCAATAACAAACATAGGTTTCTTTTTTGTTTGAGCTTTTAAGCCAACATCATATGAAACTACTTTATCTTGAAAACTTGAGAATGATAAATTAGAAATGCTATATTTTGTTTGAATTAAATTACATGTATTTAAATTGTCATTATACCATACCATTGTTTCATTATAATTTAAACTTCTAATTTTATTGTGAAGTGGTTGAAGAATATTTACGTATATATTTGCTGCATCGCGAGCATATTGAACATTGTTTGTTTCATTCATTTTTTTTATACAACCTTTGATTTGTTCTATTTGTATGTAAGAATTTGTTATTTCTTCGTTTAATTCAATTTTTTTTTTGTCATTATCAACTACATTATCATAATTTGATAGATATGCATCATATAAAGAAGAAAAATGATTTACAGAATCCTTTAAATCTTCGAATTTGTCTAATACACTTTCAGCAGTTAAAAATCCAAATAATAATTTATTTTTATTATCAATTATTTCATTTTTTGTATCAGTAATTTCTTTTTGTATTATATTTAAAAGATCTGGCATTAATTCAACTTTACCAATTTTTATTTTAATATCTAAATTACAAGGATCTGCAATAATTCCACAAGTTGCACTATGTTGTCTATATGAGTTTTCTAGATCAGTTTCTTCAAAATATGTAATATTAAATTTGGTTCCTCCTGGTCTTTGACAATTTATACATTTTGGTTTTAATTTTAAGTACTCTGAACGTTTTTCTCTATTACTCAATGTAACATTGTTTATAATTTTCTTATTATTTTCATTAATTTTATTTTCATATTTTCGTTTAAGTTTAAAATATTCATTTAAAGCTTCTTTTACATCAGGTATGTTAGTTGTTTGTTTTTTTTCATCCATTATATATTATATTTTATATTATATTTGTTTTTTAAATTAATATATTTGTTTTTTAAATTAATATATTTGTTTTTTAAATTAATATATTTGTTTTTTAAATTAATATATTTGTTTTTTAAATTAATATATTTGTTTTTTAAATTAAT